TGATGTCCTCACTTTCTTGGGGTGACCTTGTAGGTCATCCGCATAAATATCTGGTGGTCCTCCCAGCCGTCCTCCATGCGGGCGAACAGGGCGGACTGTGTTGTCTGTTCGAGCGTCTGGACTTTCCGCCCCTTTCCGATATCTGGCTTCTGCCCGTTGGCCCACTGGCCCAGGCTGTCCAGAAGATCATCGGCGCTCAAACGGGCGTCCGGACTGCCGGGTTTTGTTCGGTATATGATCTTGAAAGGATAATCTGCGTCATAGGAGCCGTCTATGTACCGCTCCACGATGTACGCGCCCTGCACCAGAGACAGCGCCATACTTGGCTTGTCGGCCGGCATAAACTCATAGTCGATCAGCTGAATAGAGAGCGGAACGTCTGGATTCTTGCTTAGCCATCCGTTCAGCCAGACGATGACGGCTCTTGATATGCTGCCCTCTTCCTGCGCGGAAACAAACTCTATCGGTCTATTTTCTGAACTCACGCTGCATTGCCCTCCCTGCCACGCGCCGCCACTTGTCCAGGTTCTGGGCTTTGGATGCTTCGAACCAGTGGGATTGGGCCTTTCCGTGGACCGCCTGGCTGATATTCAGGTCCGTGCCTGTGACCTCTTTCGTTGCCCCTTTTGTGGCGAACGGGCTGCCTGTCTTGGGATCGATCATCAGTTTGCCGTAGTACAGGAAACGGGCATATGGACCGGGGTAGATAATGATGTCTTCCGGAACGATCACTCTATTTGCAAGCGATCTCGTTCTGGCCGGCACATACGGGTCTGTATCCTTTGCCATTTGGACTGCAAGGGTATGCTCCGCGCCCTCTCCAGCAAACCGCATCCTTTTTTCGATCTTCTCCAGATCCTTTGTGAACGCCTTCGTATCCACTTTGAATTGAAATCCAGCCATCCTACACCCCTCCCACTTCCCAGTGCTGCAAATCCGGGCTTCCGAAATCCTTCTCGTCGACCTTCGTGATGTTGTAGACGTGGTCGTACATGCTTTCCACAACATCCACCACCATTTCCGGCCGCACAGGTTTCCCCTGGGGCGTCGTTTCCGGCGGCAGCGCAGCGCCCTTGATAAAAAAGGTGTAGCCGTTCAGATTGGAGCCCTTCGCGCTGATCGCCAGCGTCCAGAAACCGGACTTATCCTCCGTGCGCCAGAACTCCACCGGCGGCAGATACCGCTTTGGCTGATTGGTCGCCGCGTCCACGGCCTCCACGGCGAAAGGAATGTACAGGTTCACGGAATCCGCGCCGACCAGCCCGCTTTCCCGCACGTTGACGGCTTTCGAAGCGTCCAGGAACACGCCGCGCAGGATGGTGATATGGTTGATGACGGTGGACTTGATCGTATCTGGGTCCGTTTCGACCTCGACGTTATACAGAGTCACGGTGTGTGGAAACATGCCGCCCGCGCCGCCCTGTGCGTTCCTGCGCCCGGGCGGAGGGCCCATGCGGCGGGGAATGTTCATTCTGCGGGGGATGCTCATCGCCTGCCTCCTCCCTTCGCACCGTGGGGGCACGGATAGCTCCTCACCTTAAACAGCGGCGCGAAGGCCGGCAGATTCCCCAGGTACAGAATCAGCGCGTCCCGCTTCCGGCCGTTGTTGAACTCCACCTCTGCGGCGGAGAGGGCGGGGCCCCGGAAGCTCCGGGACCATCCGCCCACCGTCTCGCTGGAGACGGCCTGCCCTCCGGAGTAGAGGGCGGCGGTCATAATGCTCTCGTCCAGCAGAACCTCCGCAACGGCGCAGGAAGCCTTTTTCACGGCCTCCAGCTGCGGTCCGTCCACGGTATCGGAGATCCCCCCCGTCGCCGCCCTGATGTAGTCGGAGGCCCGCTCGGAAAGCCTGGGGAAGTCCTCCTCGGCGATAGCGTCGCCGTAGTAGGCGTTCAGATAGAAATCATAGTCGGCGTACATCCGGCGGGCCTCCTTTCTTACTTGGTCTGGGTCTTCTTTGCAGGCTCCTCTGGCCCAGACTCATCCTTTGCAGGCTCCTCTGCGGCCAGGGTGGCGGCACTCTCTCCTGCGACCTTGATGACGGCCACCTCGTCCATCCGCTCAAAGGAGGGCAGAACGATCTCGGAGGCGAAGATATTGGTGTTGACGGGATGCTCCTCGATGATCCTGGTGATGGCTACGCCGGTGTTGACCAGCTCCACCTCCGCCGTGGGGGACGCGATCAGGTCCGCCTCCTCCGGCGTAGTGCCGTACCACGTGCCGCCCAGGTCCCCGGCGGGGATCATCGCCACGTAGCCATCCGGCACGAAGGCGTGGGCGGCGCCGCTCTCGTCCTTGTACTGCTTGTCATAGATGGCGATCCGGATGCGAGACGTGCCGCTGACCACATTCTTGACCTCGTCATCCGTCAGATAGCCCAGGGTCAGGCCGCTGGTGGTCAGATACCGCTTTTTCACCGCCTCGGTCTTCGCCATCATGTTAAAGGTCGCCGTGGTCATCACGGCGATGGTCAGCTCCGTTCCGGTGCCGCTGCGGATCGTATCCTTTGCCGTCTTGAACACCGCAAAGGGGTCCGCCGTGGCGGACGCGCTCCACAGATCCGCGCCGGACAGCTCGATGTAGTTACGGGCCTTCCACGTACCCTTGGGGTCGTAATTGTAGACATAGGCCACGCCGTTGGCCTTGATGGCAATCCCGGCGTTGCCGTCCTGGGGGAACAGCAGCTGCATGATCATCCGCTCCGGCACCACGTTCGCGCCGTCGATCAGGTTGTTGGCGTCGTCAAACACCCGATCAATGACGGCCCGGGCGTATGGATCGTTGGAATCCGCCGCCCGCAGGAGCTCCTGCCGGTCCTTTTCCTTGATCTTGAAGCCCTCCCGGAAGAACGGCATTTCGGTTTCGACCTTGCTGAAGCCGATGCGGTCCCGGAAGGTGGCCTTCGCATCAAAGGCGGAGGGCATCAGGGACACGGGCAGGCCCCTGGAGCCCTTGAGCCAGCTCAAATCGAGGCCGGCCTTTTTCTTTGCGGGGAACAGGCCCGTGCCCAGGTACGGAATGCGGTTGGACGCCGCCTCGTTCCACTGCGCCGCTATGGCGGCGGGGGTAAAAAACGTTCTCAGGTCCATAAGATCCTCCTTACTCCGTGTCGGCGGCATTGACGCCGATGTTGTCGCGGAGCACGATCCCGGGGACCGCCGTCTTCAGCGCGGCGGCGTCATAGGTCACGCCGGAATGCGCCTCCGCCTTCTTCTGGTCGATGACGCCCCGGACCACCAGGGCGGCGTTGGGATTCTCCGCCGGGTCCACGTCATACAGAAGAATGCCGTTGGCTGTGGCGGAAGCCGTCTTCTTTCCCTGGATGGTCATGGGAGTCCCGGCCTTGACGGCGTCGGTTTCGGTTACGGTAAACGGAATCGCGTCAAAGTCGTCCGCCGCGAGAATTTCAACGGTTCCGCCCACTTCGGTCGTTTTGAACTTCATGGGTTTTCTCCTTTACAGATAATTTTTCAACACATCGTTGGTTGCGCCGGCGCTGGCCGCTCTGGCCGCGCCCATTTCCTTTGCGATCCGGACGTTCTCCGGCACATGCTCCGGCGGCTCCCCGTGGCCTCCGCCGCTGCCGGACCCGGCTGCGAACCGGGGCGGGGCCTTGTCCGGTGCGAACGCCTCCGGGTCCGCATCCTTCTGGGCCTTGATGAAGTCGTCCAGGCCGGTGAGCTCGCCGTCCTTCAGCTCCAGCTTCCGCTCCTTCAGCGCGGCGGTAAACGCCCGCTCCGCGCTCTTGGAGCTGAATTTGAGGCCCTTCCCGGCGATGGCCCTGCCGATGGCGTCGGCGTAGTCCCGGTCCGCCAGCTGGGTGCGCAGATCGCCGGTGTCCTTGTCGTACTTGGCCTGCAGCTCGGCGAGCTGCTGCTGAACGGCGGCGGCGTCGCCGCCGGCCTTTTTCAGCGTCTCCAGCTCCGACTGAACGGAGGATAGTTTCCCCTGCGCGTCCGCAAGGTCCGCTTTGGCTGCGGTGGTCTTGGCCTTTTCCTTCCCGATGTCCGCCATGTTCTCGTTCAGAATGTTGTCGATGGCGGCGTCTTCCAGGCCCAGGTTCTTCAGAAATTCGCGTGTCATGGTTACTCCTTCACAGCTTCGCTTTTTTCGCGTGGGTCGCATCCACTGCTGTCCCGTAGTTTTGCGACATCGGGCCGGTCAAAATTTGAAAAATAAATAGGGGCCAACTACCGAGTAATCCTCGATAGCTGACCCCTATTGGTCCTTCCCGACGCTCTATTGCGCCGTGGGTTCTCTATGTAATTTTCAGTTCTTTCTGGGACACGACCTGTATCTTGATGGTGCCATCCCGCAGCTGCTTGAGCTGCACGCGGTGCCCCGCCGCCAGAGCCGACAGAATAGCCTTTATGGTTTTTTCGTCCATTCCTCCGCCTTTCAAAAGAGAAACGAGGGCCGCAAACGCGGCCCTCGTATAGGCTGGTTCTCTGGCAGGCGTCCCTTTCTCCTGCATCTCTCGGGTTTCCCCTGTCGTTACCATCGGCGTGTGGTCGGGACGAAATCTACCACCTCAAAGAACCAGTTCATCCTATGTATATTATAGCCGCTTTATTCAGATTTGTAAAGTATATTTTTGTTCCGCAGCAGCCGGTCCCATTCTTTTTCTCTTATTTTCATAAAAGTGATAATGGAATTCATGTAGTTTGGATTATCTGCTGGGGTAACGAGTCTGAGCGCCAAACGGAAGCGTTCCCCTTGTTCCTCGACCTTTTTTAGAACCAACGCCGTGTTTGGCCTTTCGTCAGAAATGATATAATCCGGCTTTTCAACGATCTCCTTGATATAACCGGAAAATCTTTCAAAATCATTTGGGTGCCGCTCTTGAATATGCCTAATGCGTTCGTCTGTGATAATAACCTCGCTGGTACGGATGTCCGGCGTAACACATTGGTACTTCTTTATATCCAAATCACAGACTTTTCTCACATCCGGTATCTCCTTCGGTATATTCGCCTCTATTATACCAGATTTCGACCGTTTTTCAAGTATTTTCGCCGCTTCTGCTTTGGATGCATCATCCACATAGGACATCTTCATCCTCTCCCGCTGCTCCGGAAGCCCCGCCGCCTTGCTGAACGCCTTGTACTCCTGATTCAGCCGACGCAAGCGAATGTTCGCAGCCTGGGCCTCCTCGGTAAGCCCCGCCGCCTCGAAAGCGACCTTGCGGCGTTTCAGCTTGCGGACGGTACGCTCGATCTGGCGTTGCTTCTGAGTGGCCTGATAATCGTCATACTTTCGTCCCTCGAACTCGATCTTAGGCCGGTTTTCTGGTTTCATGGCCTCCAGTTCGGAATCGGTGTAGGTGCGCTCGGATACGCCCTCTATAAAGGGCCAATAGGAGTGCCTGCAGTTGGCTCCGCCGATGCCGGTGACACTACCATAGCCGCAGGTGTCTTCAAAATCCGGATACTTTCCATTTGATGCTTTAGGTTTCGCCGCCCATCGGTACACGCCGCCCTGCCACTTGGCATGGTTCTCCCAGCCGTTTGGACCGTCGATGTTCCGAGCCCCCAGGTGGGCTGTGACCTCCACCAAATCCGTCTCCAGATAGTCCATAGACTGCTCCCGGTACTTCTGGTTGAGCTGGTTCACGCCGGTCATCACCGCGCGGCGCACGGCAACGTCCAGTTGGTCTATGTGGCCGCTCTCATAGGCAACGCGGTTTTTCAGAGGCTTTCCGTCCTTGTCGAACGCCACACACAGCCCCCGATCCGCCAGCCGCTTCACCTGTTCATAGATCGTCTGATTATAGCTGATGGCCCCGGACTGTATCTGCATGAGCGCGTTGTCCAGCGCCCGCTCATACGCCTTTGCCGGTTCGCTTACCATGAGCCGCCCGCCCTGCACGGTCAGGAACCCCATAGAGCCGGTAATGTTCTTGTATGCCCCCCAGGTCTGGCGGCGGATAGCGGCGATGTCAGCCTCACTTACAAGCTGCTCCGGGGCCATCACCCCGGCAAGGTCGACCATCTCGGTGTAATACCGCTGATTGCGGGCAACCACATCGTCCAGCAGCTTGTCCAGCTTCTTTTCGCCTATGCTCGTAGCCTTGTCGATGGCTTTTTTGATGTCCTCCAGGTCAATTCCGTGGGCGCGAAGGGCGCGTATATCCTGCACCGTGACCTCGTTGAGCTGCCCTGATATTTTGAGCCTGGAACATATTTCCTCCAACAGCTTTAATTCCAAGTCCCGGAACAGCTCCGCCAGCTCCTCGGGGAGGGCGTCCAGTAATTTAGGAGAATGGATACTTCATCCGGGCATCACCAACTTTCTGCTGTCATACGGTGGAAGAGGTCATTATTCTGCATCTTCCCACCATTTGTTGCGATGACCATACGAAAACAGGAGTTGTAAGAAAAACGTAGACACAATTAACACAGCAGCAAAAATATCGCTTAAAACCGCGGGGACCAGCATTAAAAGCAGTATTTTACAGAGCAGTAGTTGTCGATTATAAAGCCATAAATATATCGGCTTAAACTTATCCATTTTTCTCCCCTTCCTCCTGCCCATTCCTGCCGAAAGTATTTACTCCACCTTTTTCAATTCTCAAGGATAGGAAAGTTTGATCCTTCAAGAAACGGGCATGTATGCCGCTTATCTTTTGGAGTGCCCTCGTAATCGCAAGTTAGCAGACAGTATAATTCATCATCTCCTGCACATAAAGGACAACATGAACAGGAGCTTGCAAAAAATGTAGCAGAACGCCATTCATCACCTTGAATATTTTTTTGTCCAAAATATTCTGGAAACTTGAATCCGTCAGGAAATTTTACAATAATTGCCCGATCCATTTACTCCACCTCGTCCTGTTCCTCGTCCGTCATATCCTCCATATCCGGAAGCATCTTCCTGGCGGTCTTTTCGTCCACGCCGTCCCATTTCATGACAAACGCGACCGGCTTCATCAGCCCGGCGGACACGCGCTGCATATCCATCGCCATATCCTGCCGCTTTGTCTCCGGATCATCCAGCACGCCGTCTCCCCAGTTGTAATCCACGCTGTATGCGCCTGCAGGAGCCAGCCGCGCCAGATCGCACCATGCGTCCATAGCGTAGATCAGATCGTCAAGGGTAGACTGGAGCGCCGCCTGTATCGCCTTTTCCGTGACGAACTGCCGCTGCTTGGCCGAAATAATCTCCGTAGCCGTCTTCTCTACGCTCTGGGGGTCGGAAATGGTCCCGAAGGCTAATCCCACATTGAACTCAATCCGCTGGAGAATTCGTTGAAACCCGTTATAAAGCGGATCATCCCTGATCTCCGGATTGATAAATTGGAAAAAGTCCTTGTTGCTGAATACGCCGTATTCGTATATCTCATCATCCGCCTGCGAAGCGTCCATCACGGCCTTGTCAATGAGCATCCGGCGCTTTCCGGTCTTATATTCCCTCCGGAGCTGCTGCCACTGTTCGTCCGCCTGGCGAATCAGGTCCGCAGTAGGTCCAGAATATACGGATACGCCCAGCGCGGAAGCCGGTTCAATATTGTTTGCAGACGGCGGCTTGAAGTAAGCAAACAGAGGCCCTTCCAAGAGCTCGATTTCTTCTCTATCCGAAAGATCAGCCCACTCTTTCACCGCGGCAAGCGGAACCTGCGCGCCGATACCGCCGCCGCTCCCGCTGCGAAACGCCTTATTTTCCACCACATAGACAGCGCTGCCGTCCTCCCGCGTCTGAAAATCATGATATTCCAGCTTAACGAACCAATCCTTGCCCTGACGCACCGGGTCGCTCTCAAACACGCCGCCAACGGCCTTTCCGGTACCGTCAAACCGCGTGGGCGTAAACTTGGTAGTAAACGCATCCACCAGCACCCTGCCGTTGTCCGGGTACGGTTTAAGGCACACTCCGCCCAGGCATAAGCCCAGCTCCAGATTGATCCCGAACTTCGCCGCCGCCAGCTGCATCTGCCGGTTGATATACTCCGCCCGGGCGCTGCCGGATACAGTTACGGAAAACTCCGTCAGCGCGTGCCGGGCCAGCTCCCGCCCAATATTCCTCGGCAAATCAAGAGGCTGTACATCACACCACTCTTTGGGCAGGCGGTTCGTATACATGGACCACCAAAGGTTGATATTGTCCTCCATCTTTCTGGAGGCGGCGGGCTGCACGCCAAATTCCTTTTCGATGGTCCCGGCGGGCGTGGTTTCTTTATTCAGTTTTCCGAAACCGAATAGGTTCCGCGCCCGGTCGATCAAGCCCATGCGGTTCTCCTATGTATGTAGATGTTCAATTCGGCGGCAGCGGTTATTGCGGCGCTCTCTCACCGTGTTTGCAAAAATCGTCTTCTTCCGTTACTCTTATAGCGCCCTCTCGTGCACACGCATAGTACATAAACGGTGCTTTCCCATAAAGACGGAAATGAACACACTCTTTACAGCAGATAACAGGAACGGCGTCAATTGTTGGCATATCGTTAATATCGTATCTGTACGCCACATCGCACAGGCAACCATCCTCACTGTGTGAAAATGGAATTTTATCCGCATCAATCAGCCTCATTGTCTGGCTCCTAATCCCAAATAGACCTGTATTCCTTCGTGTTGGCCCGCCGGACAATGCGCAGGGCCTAAATTTCGCTCCCCCGCACTTCCCGCTCCATGATGGTGGCGCAGAAGTAGCGGAGCTGATCCTCCGAGTGGTCAAACTCTTTTATCACGGCGTCCTCTTTCGCATCGGTGTCCCACACGTACTGCCCCATTTCGCTGATAAGCCCCTTACAGCTCCTGTGTATCAAGATCCGTCCGGATTTCAACAGGGCAGCGGTGAGGCGAATGCCGTCCAGCACGCGGTTGTCCGCGTCCCAAACAGGGAACCGTCCGTGCCGCCGAATCGTCTCCTTGAAGCTGGCTGCGGACGGATCTACGATCACCCGCTCAATCCGCCGATCCCCGGCCAGCTTTTCCAACTCCGCGTAATGCTCCTCGTCCGTACGGCGGGGGTTTTTGCTGTGCCCGTTCTCATCCTCCGCGCGGCTGTCGTAGTAATATTCTCCGGTCATGTACGCCGTCCCTTTCCACAGGCACCACAGACCCGCCGCCGTTGGGTTGACCGTGCCATAGTCCACGGAAAGGAACCATTTCCCCCGCTGCAGGGCCTGCCAGGGGATTTCGTCAACAATCATGCTCTCATCGAAAAAATCGTAGACCAGGCCTTCCGCGACCACCCACAGCCCCCGGATATACCGGTCATAAAACACGCCGGAATACATGGACTGGTACCGGGCCAGCGTCTCATCGCTCAGGCTGGGGTTGTCGGTCATCTTGAAGTGTAGGTAAAGCGCGTTTCGCTCCTCCCGCTTGTCGATCCACTCCCGCTTGAACCAGTGGCTCGCGTTCCCCCGGTTGCAGGAGAACCATATCATTTCCCCCTCCACGC